GTGTGAGTTCTATTAAAAATTCCACAAGCATTTTTAATCCCCGAATGGGGACGCAAGTTTGAAAAACTAGTTCACATTCCCATGCGGGGCTCCCACCTCCCTGACAAGGCTGATCGACCCACCGATCATTTAAGGGGTGTAAAAGACAGGAGCTCCGGTAAAACCAAAAACTTGAAAGTCCTCACCAGCGGCAACATAAATTGCAGCTGTGCCTTTACCACCAGTTGCTGTATTATGATTATTGCTCTCAAGAGCAATATTCATAGCATTTCCCATTGGATGAAACAGCGACACATTAGTAGGGTCGCTCAATTTCACAGTTGAGAATCTGGTTGGCTGTGCGTAAGGAATTTCAAATTCTAGAGCTTTCATGTCTCTTGTAGTTATCGCAGTGCCAGATCCGGTATATTCCGAGTTCACCAACATATCAACAGTTGTTTGCTCAGAATTTGCCGTATCATATGTGGTGCCAACATAACCATAAACAGTACTAGACCCAATATATCTACGAACTGTAGCTGTTGCGAAAATGTCTGTATGCCAAAACATCTTATATCTAATGCTACCTCGCCAACCGGCGTGCATGGCAGCAATAAAATGTATAGGATTAGTGGCGTACTGATATCCAGTATTAGCACCAATAGTGTCAGGACCTCCTCCTTTTAATTTCCGAAAATATGGAAAAGTACTCATGTTATAAGACATGATACCAGGATTGTTCATTCCGGTTCCGATACCGCGATAAAAGACGTAACGCTTTGCAAGCTGACGTAGTGAACCAACACGTTCACCAAAGAAAACTAAAGATTTCATATGAACTGCGTCATCCTTTTCCCCAATAAGGTGAACGTTTTCTTCTGGTTGCTCGGGAGCATCCTCAGGAGAATCAACCATTTCAATGGTTGAATCAGCTGTGGCCAGAAAAGAATTTTTCATCATAGGAAAAGTAGGATTTGCAAGTTCGAAATCATCGCCAGCTGAAATAAAAACTGCAATCTGCACGTCTGTAATTCCATCAGGTTGTGCCAACTCATTCAACACTCTCACCGCCAAAATGCCATTGGAAAAAGCCCCTCCAGTTGCAGAGGCTGTAACATCCCAACAATCTGGGATAGACGTTGATGTTATCGCATATGGACGAGATTGAAACCAAGGGATCTCAACAGTGAAATCTCTGGTTTCTGCGATATCAACAATCATGGCAAAATTGGTATTAAAAGGGTCTAAAGGGACACCTCCATCCATAGTTTTAAGAAGCGTAGCTGGTTCATAAATGATAGCTAAACGACCTCTTGTAAACTGAGATGCGATCACTTTAAAACGATATTTGAGGCTTCCAGACCAATAACCAAAAGGCAATGACATATAGTGCAAAAGCGTGGGATTCACCTCTTTCCCAACACCATGATAGATGTTTGGGGTCACCGGAACAGAAAAGATATAATCTTTTGGATTGTCCAAGTGTGTCCATGGGAAAGTGACGAAATAGCTCTCAATCCTTTTACAAAGATCAAGAGACATGGTATCCTCACTGCTAGCAGCCCCACTAGTTAGTGGGTCTATAGTTAGCTCTTGCTTCCTCGTGAGAGAGAGTTTCTGTATAGATTCTATCCCATCCGAGACTGCAAGGCCATCAAGCGGAGTATTTCTGACTCGTGTAATATTATTAACATCCACAGGTTTAGAAAACCCAAACAAAGCAGCAATAGAACCAATCGCCTTGGCACCGATGTTGGTCGCGAGAGCAAACTTACCAATAATAGGAGTGTCAGACAACTTGCCTGCAGCATCTGCCACAGCACTTGCAATGCTAGAGACGGGTCCATTAGTCGCATATTCACTCTTCTCTTTCGGGATTTTAGTGATGCGTGGGCCTTTCTTAGCAGTAGGAGCATGCGCTGTAGGAGCAGTAAGCACAACGTCATCAAGACAAGCAAAAATGGTAATAGAAACAGGATCTGTCCCACCATTTAGCTGAGTCAAGTTTGATAGAGACATAACAGTAACTGTTCCAGGTGTCTCAGACATTGAGCTACGCGTAGCTAAGTTGATATAGTTTTCTGGCCATAGAAACGGCACACAAAGACATCCACCCTTAGAGGTACTGGCATTTAAGAAAACTCTCGGCTTTTGAGATTGATGTATCATTCTTCCAAAAGTCGTGGTACCACCTCTTACAACACCCATATAATTATAGGAAGCCAGCAAAATGCCAGCATGCTGAGGAGTACCATTAAGCATAAAGGTAACTCTTAAATTACCTCGCACCAACATATAGTTTGTCAATTTAGCTTTTACAGCAGGATTCTGAAAAAACAGATCCCACGGATCAAAACTAAAATCTTGAGGAGCACCAACGGACCACTGCGAAGCAGCAATCTCAACAGGGCGCTCAAGAAATTTGACAATGTTGGCATCTGAGCTATCAGACACATCATAAGTTTCATCTAATTTTGACTTTAACTCGACATGAGTTTCAGAGTCAGGATTAGCCACGTTCTCAACTGTGGTATGAAAATCAGCCGTTGGCACGAAACTGTTTTCATAATAAACTTGTTGCCACATATAATCATCAACTTCACGTCGTGGCTGCACTATGTGCACGGAAGTTGACTCCAATTCTTGTATCGCAGGAGGAGGATCAGCGGGGGAGTTATATCGCGTTCCCCAATGCCTAAAATTGTATTGTTCAGTAATCATCAATTCGACAGCGTAGGTGATTAACCATCGCTGAAAGGAAATTCGTTAAGTAGGCTTTCCTAACCTACACCACGTCTAACGTGGCCTGCCCGGTATGAGATCCGGAAACTGAAACCGCAGTACAATAATGAGTGCATAATAGCGGAAAACTATACACTCATGCTATCAGAACTAGTCCGAATCGCTATCCCCCCACCCTAGAGGGTAAACACTCATATGAGACGGCTGCTGCCTGAGATAAGTAAATTCAGGACGCTCAAGTTTGCCATAAGGATTCAAATGATCCGGCAAATCAAGATCAGCACACTCCAATCTCGTGGGTGGGTGACGGGGGTAAAGAACACCACACATGTTATATATGTGGTAGCCAAAGCTTCGTTCAAAAAATGATCCAGGAATATAATCCCTGATATCCGGCTTGGCTTCAACAATAGACAATAACTGCTTGTGTCGTGTCTCATAAATTTCTGGTCCATACATGGCCCACTCGCGATTAGCAACTTCGATAATTTGACCAATTTGTTCAAGCTCACTAATAGTCTTAGAAAGTGTCACTGTGGTCAACATTTTAAAAATCGACTTCTCATCTAGTGGACAAAGAACCAACTTGGGACAAACAACATTGAAAGTGCGTTTCAGAAAATCTACCTTTGATAAAGGCAGATATCGAACACTCTCAGAAGTTTTGTCAGCCATAGTATACCGCAAACCAATGTCTGCCAA